TGGAAGTCAAGTACAACACTTCTAGTCAGGCTGTTGGAACTGTTAATAACGTATTCGACGTTTATCCTTGGCTTCAGTCTTATCTTGGCGCTTATTGTCTGGGTGGCAGTGGCTCGTATTCTCTCCGCGTTGTGAGGGGTTGAGATGGCAGGGCAACTCGACACGCTTTTCAAAAACGTTGCTAAGCAGGTTGTTGCGGATCTAGGCAAGTCGCTAGACACGACGATTACCTATACGCGCAAAGCATCAGCCAGTTACAACGTGGCAACAGGAGCCGTAACAACGACCGACACGTCTTACTCGTTTGACGCTCCAATCGAATTTATTGCGTCTGACGAAGAGTCTGGCTATCAGGAAAACACGGCTCGTCTTTATATCACGCCAGATCAAATTGGTGACAATCAAGCAACGCTGCAGGACGAGGTGTCATTGCAGTTTGCTGGATCGGCAAGAACGGCCAGGATTCAAGACATTCGAACATTCAGGGGCGATCAGGAATACATGTATATCCTTCGGGTGGTGTTCTGATGACTCTTGTAAACGCTAGGGCTGCAATCGAAGCTGCGATCAACACTGCAGTGACAGACGCCGATAACACGGTTTCAGTAGTGTTTGACAACATGCCGTTTACAACGCCTGGTAAGACAAAAAAGTACGTGATGGTGACGATTAACTTTGATCAGTCAACGATCCAACCTCATGGCGCAGCGATTGATCAATACGCTGGAACGGTGCAATGCGGCATTTTTACGCCAAGAAACAAGGGTAGTGCTGCAGCTGCTGCGATTGCAGAGTCCGTTATTGACGGTTTGACTTCTGTAAATGCCTCTGGCTACACGGACACTTATTCAGCAAAACCGCGTGTTGGTCAAGTTAGTGGTCCTACTGCTGTGACAGAAGAAAACAACAGTCACTTCGTAAGCGTGGTCAGCTGTCGGTTTACTGCAGTCTGATGGCAAAGCCAATCACTGAGCTGGCCAATGATATTCGTAAGTTGATTGAAGATGGACGAGCGGCTGCGGGTCCAGAGATTGTATTTAGCTTGCAGAAAGCTGGACCTTGGTGGACCGGAAATTTTGGAGAGTTATGGGAACTCAGTCCTACGCCGGTCAAGCCAGTAGTGAGCAATCAACGTGATTGGGAAGACGAAAATATGCCTACTTCTCGAAGTTTTCAAAAACGTCCTGCTTTGAGAGTTCCAATTAACAGTCCTTTGTATATCGGCAACTTGGCTGACTATGCAGGGTATGCAGTCAACAATCCGCAAGCAAAGCTTGACGGCAAAACATACGGAGAAGCTAGGCCACCATTGCGAAGTACAGCACCTAACGGTCCACGTTGGTACAAGATTTATACAGAGACGAGTAGGGATACGGGTCTGTTTCTTGATCTAGACAAAGCATTTGCATCTGTGCGCCTGGGATAAGCTATATTGTGCTAGTTGACTGAGTTTTATGGCTGAAGCACGCGCAATCGACAAGCTGTGTAAGGCGTTTAGCGTCGAAGAGCGCAGCAGTTACACAATTAAAAAGGGCGATGAAGTCGTTATCAAGCTGTACTGGAAGCCTTTGACGATTGCTGATCGGGACTCGATCAACAAGACTATGAAGGCGCTAAACCTGGGGCGGACAGAGGACAACTTGGATTTTGCGATCCAAATGCTGATCCGCAAGGCTGAAGACGAAGCTGGCAATCGGGTTTTTTCGGACGGTGATCGCGCCAAAATTCAAAACCGACTGCCGATGAGCATCGTGCTGGACATTATGACCAAGATGCAGGGCATGGAAGAGGTGGAAGAAGCGGACGAGCTGAAAAGCGACGCTTGAGCAGGATAATTACCTGTTCTTGCAGTTTTTCGTTGCTGAAAAGCTCGGAATGACGTTGGGCCAGCTGCGCTCCACGATGTCAGCTGAGGAGCTGTATGGCTGGAGTACATATTTGACGTTAAAGGCTGAGCGAGAGGAGAAGGAGATGGAGAAAGCTCGTGAGCAGGCTCAGTTTCGGAAGGTGCGCTAACCTGAAGGCAATGTCTTCGGGTTAGTCGTGGCCGCTGAGTACGAAGTCAATATCAAGCTGAATACACAGCAAGTTGAGCGGCAGCTGAAATCGATTGACACCCGCACAAAACGTACGGGAAGAATGGCGACAGAAAATATAAACGCGCTTGCAAAAGCTCAGGATAGGCGTGCTCGTTTGATGAATAAAATCAACGAGCTTGAGTCGAAGGGGTTAAATGTTGCGAAGCTTAGAAAGCAGATGGGCAAGGCTACAGAGGAGCTTGCAAAGAGACGATTTGGTTCCTTGCAGCAAGAATTTCGCTTGTTGACAAGAACTCTTCGCTTAGAAGAATCGAAGTTAAGAATTTTGCGTCAACAACAGCAAGGATTCCCGGCGAGTCCACTTCGTGGAACGGCCACGATGATGGGTTCTCCTGCTCAAATTGCAGCTTCTGCGAGAGCAGGTGGCCCGAGAAGTCCTATTAGAGGAGCCGCAAACATTGCTGGATCACCTGAAGCTCGTAGGGTCAGAAGGCAGCGTCTTGAGCAAGTCGGTCTTGGCGCTGGCTTTCCGCTGTTGTTTGGTGGTGGTGCGGGATCAGTTATTGGCGGCGGCTTAGGTGGCTTGACGGGATCATTTGGAGCGCAAATTGCGTTTAGCGCTATCGGTCAGCAGATTGATCAGTTTGTTGCAGGCATGGTTGATGCGGGCAAAGCGTTGACCAGTGTTGGTGGTGCGGCTGACTTTATGGCTGAGAAGAGCTTGTTTAGCTCTGATGCAATGCAGTTCCGCATTGAGAAGCTGATAGAGGAAGGCGAGGTTTCACGGGCTGCTGCGTTGATGACGCAGGAAATGGCAAAACAGGTCGGTGGCAGCGGCCTTAAGGCATTAAAAGATCTTGGCACCGAAGCAAGCAAAATGGGTAAACTTTTTAGTACACTTATTCTTCAAATTCAAGCATTTATCGCAAAAGGACTGACTCCTTTGCTGTCCGCAATAAATGCAGTCGTTGGAAACATTACGCTAAACAATCAATTTAATGCTTTAATTGAAGAAGCTACGGGTGACAGAGCTAGAGAAATTAATGAGTTTTTGAAGCCATTTACGAAGAAGGTTGGCGGCCAAGGCGGCAGGAAAACCAAAACAATTATTAGCGAAGAAGGTAAACGGCTTGCTGTAGAAAAATTCGGCGGTCAGTTTATTCCAGAAGGTGCAGCTATTGAGCCAACACAGCTAGAGCTACTCAGAGCTGCAGACGCGCAAAGTTCTCAAGGAGAGAAAGAAGAGGCTCGGATTCAAAAACGCTTAGGAAGACTTGAAGAAGAGCGCAAAAAGGTTTTTGAGATCTCTCGATTCAAGGACAAAATTGCTGCTGCAGAAATGTCTCGGGACGAGCAGTTGGTCATTCGTCTTCAGGGAGAGCAGCGAATAGCCGAAATTGAAGCTCAACGCAAAAAAGACTTGGTTGACATCACGGATCAACGCTTGATCGACCAGATCAACATCAATGCAGCTGCGGAAAAGCTGGCGGCAGTTCGAGACACAGAGCGTGAGTTAGCTGAATTTGACAGAGAAAGGAGGCAGCAAAGACTGGATGACATGCAGAAGTTTATTGAGCAGCAATATGAACTGAATGAAGCGGTTAAACAGCAAGCTGCTTTGGCTGAAGGCATTGCACAGGCTATGGGTCAAGGGATGACGCAATCGTTTGATTTACTTATCAACGGTGCAAAAAATTGGGGCTCCGCTCTTCGAGACATTGCGGCCAACGTCTTGCGTGACATTGCAAGGCAGTTAATTCAGATATACGTCATTGAGCAGTCCATCGGATTCTTAAGGTCTTTTATTACGCCATTTAGCCCGTCAACACCACTTGGCGCAGGCGGCGGTCAGGTAGGGAGATTTGGAACGTTGGGTCCAAACTACGGTATTCCTCAGTTTGCGAATGGAGGTAATCCGCCTGTTGGCCGCCCTTCAATCGTTGGAGAGCGTGGGCCTGAACTATTTGTGCCACGAACAGCTGGAACGATTATTCCAAACCATGCAATGGGCGGGGCTAATGTGACCGTAAACGTGGATGCCTCTGGTTCGTCTGTCGAAGGCAACGCTGATCAGGCTTCGCAACTTGGCAAGGCAATCGGCATTGCTGTGCAGCAAGAACTGGTGAAGCAGAAACGTCCTGGCGGTCTCCTTGCAAGCTGATGGCTACTTTCCCGTCAATCACGCCGACCTACGGCATCCAAAAAAACAGCGCACCAAGTGTCCGCAAGGTGCAATTTGCTGATGGCTACGAAGCCCGACTAACTTTTGGCCTTAATCAAAATCCCAAAACGTACAACCTCACGTTTGAGGTTTCAGAGGCTGACGCTGACACGATTGAAACGTTTTTGGACGCTCGTGCAGACGACAACGCTGCGTTTGACTTCACGCCACCAGGTGAGCTTACAAGCTCAAAGTTTGTCTGCGAAACGTGGAGTAAGTCGATTCCGTACTTGAACCGCGCCACAATTCAAGCAACGTTCCGCGAAGTCTTTGAACCGTAATGGCAGTAGCA